TTCTGTATACTGAGCATTTTCACCTGCTTGATAAACGTTGTTACCATTGCCTTCGCCAGTATCTTGTTCAATGGTTTCAGTTGTTGTAGTTGTGGTATTTGATACATCAAATTGGCTTTCATACCAAATAAACATACCAACTTCAATCAGGTTTACAAGAGCCATAATGATGATAACAATCCATAGTCTTAGATGCTCTTTCTTCTTTTGATTCAGTAAATCCAAGGTGATTCGATTGAGTGCCATACTCTCCTCAAATGCATTAGATTCATTTGTGTTCATGACTTTCTTCTCGCTCCTTTTCTTCAAGATTTTTTATTCGGGTCTCAAGATGAGATATTTGTTGAGCATGCTCTGTAAGAAGAATATCTTGTCTGTTTTGCGTGCTTTCTTGGCTATCTAGCTTGCTCTTTATCTCTGCAATACCTTTAGCACAGGTGTCCAGTTTCTCAGCAAAACGACCATTTTGTTCAGCCTTTGAGAGACGTCCAGATATAAATGTTAAAATACCAATAACACAGGAAATAACGCCAATTAAGAATGTAATTGTTGCTCCGTTCAATAACATCACCTCTGCAGTCTATTTAATCTGAATTCTTTGTCCAGGATAGATAAGATTTGGATTTTTAATCTTATTGTCTCGGACAAGTTTTGAGACAGAGGTTTTGTATTTAGCAGCTATGCCAGACAGGGTATCTCCCTTTTTTACAACATAAGTGATAGCTTTTGAGGAGCTACTGGACTTGTTGTTTGTTTTTGAGGAATTAGAGGAATTTGTACCTGTAAAGCCATTAAGTTTTTTGTTTTTAATGATTGCAGGATAATCTCTATAAGCTATGTTACAATCACATCTAGTATGTACTCCAGGAACTGAGGCTGAACTTGTATACTGCCACATTCCATAGGGGGCTTTGTAGTCTGGTTTTGAAACGTCAAAATGTGCCACCCATACATCAAATCGTTTTCTTACTGCCAGCGGAACGTTGCGAACCAGCCAAGAGGCATAGCTGTAGAGGGAGCAGAAATAACCAGCCTTTTCCATGGAGGTGCAAAATGCTGTTATCAGTTGACCCATCTTTTCTTTTGAAATTTCAGATTGACATTTATCTTCAATGTCAAAAGCCACTGGCATTTCAAACTTCTTTCCTTTGATAACCTGCTGAAAGACCTTGGCTTCTCTTTCTGCCTCTTCTTTTGATACCGCATAAGAATACCAGTATGCTCCTACCTTGAGCCCAGCAGCTTTGGCGTTTTTGTAATTGGTCTCAAAACAGGGGTCTTTTTGGTGCAAGTATTTTCCATAACCTGCATTAATCATAACAAAATCGTAGCCTGCTGCCTTGACCAGTTTGTAATCAACGTGTCCTTGATAATGAGACACATCAATACCTTTTGAGTTTTTCATAGACATCCTCCTATCAATAATTATAATTGTAATTATACTACTTAGATTTTAACTCCTTATTACTAAACTATAAACAAATTATTAATTATTTGGCTCATTGTAATCCAAGTTGGTTATCTCTTTATACTCCTCTGGAGTGATTGCTTTAGCTTTGACCAGATTCTTCATCTGCTTTATCTTGTAAAGACCCTTGTCGTAGTATTCCTTGATAATGCTGTAATACATCACTCGCCCTCCTTGCGGTGTCTGCCTGTGTTGCGGACGTTTCAGCAGATGTCTTTGCGGTTTCAGCTCGGCTTGCTGCCTGCGTTGCCGTGTCTGCTGACAATCCTGCGTTTGTGGCAGCTTTAGCAGCTTCTTTTGCATAATCCCTTGCTTGATTTGCACTAGCCGTTGCAACCTCCGCCACACTCTCTGCTCGTTCTGCCGATTTAGCAGCGTTCTGCTCGGAATTTTTAGCACTTTGGGCAGATTTATCAGCTTCATCAGCCTTTTGTACAGCGGTATTTTCTGCACTGACAGCTCTTTCTTTTGCACTGACAGCTGTATCCCTAGCTTGTTCCGCACGTTCAGCATATTCTTTTGAATTGCTTTCATATTGTAAAATCTTGTCTAAGGCATCCAAAGATTCTTCATACGAAGGTATTCCTGACTCATCAATAGAACTCCTTATTTCTTGCTTAAAAATATCTGATTTACGAACCAGCTTATAAACTTCGCCTTCAACCGCATAGGCTACAATTTGACATTTAACCTCGCAAGCGGTTTTGAAAATTGAAGCTCCTAAAGAACACACTCCATTCTTGATAGGAAGCTCATACACAGTTTTGTCTGGATATTCAATTTTCAGCTTATAAGCTGTTGCTTCTGGAATAGCATAGTTTAGGACAGATATTTCACGTGCATTTACTTCGCCTACATAACCAAGATAGACGAAATCACACATGGCATTATAACCTTCATCAAGGGTTATCTGCATCTTTCTTCACCTCCCTTGGTTTTGAGTATTGCGTTCCGAAGTAGAAGGCAATAATTGTTGTAAATATTGTTAGATACTGCTCCGAAGATACATCTTTGCGAACCGAAAGAATACAGAATACAATTGTAAGAAGCAGGGTTACAATTGATTTAACATCAATCAACTTAGCAAATTTTTGTTTCATAAGATTTTACCTCCTTATTATTCATCTGCCAGACAGAAAGCTTTTCCACAGAGATATTTCTTATCAGCAACTTTCATCTTGTTAAACTGAATGGGGGCACAAGCCATCATATAGATATCTTTAAATGTTCCTCCAAATGTGCTATCTGTTACTGGTATCAAATATCCTTTGCGTGTACCGTCAATAATCGAATTAAATGTTGCTTCTTCCGATATTCCGTTATCTGTTGCGACAACATACGAATTATCATCAGCAACATAGATACAACCCTTTGTTGTCGTTCCGTCAAGTAGTGCGATTTCTCCAGCATAAAGGTTATAAAAATGCGGGTCACGAGTATTAGCATTTCCCCCTGAGTAAGCACAAATGCAAACACCTTTACTTGTCTTACCAATGGATAATGTACAATATTCTGCATTGAACTCAACACGTTTTGTACCACTTGGTACTGCAATGTTTATTCCCAGATAAGCAGAATTTGTTGCATACATATCTAAGGAGAAATAGCTATTTTCTGAAAAGTAATATTTTCCATATGTTTCCTTATATGCCTGTGGATAGCTTGCGCTACTACTACTTTCAACACTTGTCTTATCACCCCAGGTGTATGCCGACTGGATTGCGTTTAAAAAATTTTTCCACATTGCTAAACTATCATTATTGCCGAAAACACTCGCTTTAACAGCATATGTTGTATGTTCAATCATTTTCTCACCCCTTAATCTTTCAACGCAAGAGCTTTTCCACAAAGGAAACCGCCCTGCCCATCAACGTCCATAATATTATACCGTAGTGGCGAATATCTCATAATAAATACACCTTCGAAAATATCCCCTGTTGTTGTATTTACAACAGGAATTAAAACCGCTTTTTTATCTGCTGAGATAACAGAATTTTGTGAACTTTCTTCAGATATTCCACTATCTGTTGCAATAGTCAACGTGCCATCATCTGCTGCATAAATACAACCCTGCGCTGTTGAGCCATCAAGCTTTGTAACTTCCCCAACATATAGATTATAAAACTGAGAATTTCTTGAAGTATTTGCACCAGAGTAAGCACAGATACAAATGCCTTTTGACGTTTTACCGATTGAAAACATATAGTATGGGTCTTGTAGACTGATTGTTTTTGTACCACTTGGTGTTACAATTTCAATTTTTACTCCATAATTATGCGGTACATAATTGCTGATTTTTATATAACTATTTGCCGTAAAGTAGTATTTTCCATATATCGCTGCTATGTTAGCAATATCATAAACTTCCGAACCTGTTTCCCAAGTATAAGCTGATAGAATTGCATTATATACTGCTACAACCTTATAAACATCCTTTGGATCTGCCTGAACATTGCTCATCAAAGTTGTATGTGTTATTGCCATTATTCTGTCACCTCTCCTTCTGTAGTTTCTGCCTCGTCAGTGGATTCACTAGCTGTGCCAACAATTGGAGTAACAGCCACACCTTCTGACCAAGCATAGGCTGTACCAACAGGAAGGGAAGCTCTTTCCCCTTTAGCTGCCATTTCAACATCACCAAGATATTGTTTAACATTCCCCTCTGAGTCAATGACATAGTAGACTGTATTAGCATCATGAACCACCATCGCTTCAAATTCTGCAGTAGACATCTGTATCATCTGCATTTTGGTTCTTGGTTCCATTCCCGTGGTCTCAGCCGATGGAGTCACTCGAACCTTAAATGTTGAAGAAGACAAGAAAGAAGCTCCTTCCAATCTACCCTCTGTTAGTATTACATCTATTATAACTAAACCTGGATTTGCAAGGGCTTGACGAGGAAGTCCAATTTTAATTGTTCTTCGACCAGATTGTACCTCACAAGTACAAGGATAAGAATAGCCTGTTGAAACTTTAGCTCTAGCAGAAACTGTTAAACCATAGGCATCTGTTTGTTCTGGAATTTGAACTGTCACACCATCCCAATTTTGTAACTGTACATTAACAAATCTTGAGTTATAATCTCCTTGTTTCGCATAAACCAACACATCAGTCTCTTTTCCAGTCAGAGGAAGAGTGTATAAAATTCGTGGTGAATATTCCATTATTTTGTCACCCCATTTCGATTTAATAATGTACTCAATGTAATTTGCCCAAACCCAAATTTCGGGGTAATTGTTACACCCGAAGAGTCAAGGGATTTAGTAAATGAGCTGAATACAGCAGAAGTTTGTAATCCTAAATTCTTATCCTGAACAAGAATTGTATCTCCTAAATTATAATCTTTGCCAAGAACAAATTTAGAATTAGCCAAGTTTACATTTGAATCATAGACAGATACTAAGCGGTGATTTGCCAAGAAAGCTTTTGCTAAACCTTGTACATAGTCCATCGCTTTTGTTGATGGAACTGACACATTTGACCCATCAATTGTTAGGGCATAAACCTTGTTTTGGGAAGCGTCTATTTTTGTTCTGTCAATACCATCTTGATAGAGGAAGGCAGAAACTGGCCCAGTAGTTGCATTATTCAACATTATAGCAACAACACTTGCATAATAGTTCATACTGTTTTCAGCGTAGCTAGAGTCATATAGGTCTCCAAATTCTGTTGATAGGATAACATTATCTCGGGTTTTTGGATAAATTAATTTTGATTCTAGTTTATTGGCTGAGTTTATTGTCATATCAAAACCAAGACCCAAAATAGCAGTACTGGCTTCCAGAAATGCCAGATAAGTTACACCCTCTACAGGGCAAGTAGTCAAAGCTGCTTTTGACATATTATTTGTATTGACATAGTGTATTATTTCAAGCGGAACACTTTCTGCCATTACTTTTCCTGGTTGGTCTTGATTCAAGTGGGAAACTTGTATAAGATGACCCATATCCAATTCTACATTATCTTGATAAACCTCCACATTTAAACTTCCAACTATAGATTGTCTGATATAGTGAGAATATATGTTACTTGCTGCTTTACCCTTTACAACAATCCTTTTTTGATTAGATTTTAACTCTTTCTGAACTTTATACACAATCCCAAGAAAATATTCATCAATTTGTATTAGCTTGTCTCTCATATCTTCTCGAGATACCAGCTTATAATACTCATCAGAATATGGGAGCGTAATCGTAAAATCTCCAGGAGCATTAAACTGCTTTTCATAGGTGTATGATATACAGTCACTTAAAATACCAATTGCTGTAACTTGGGAGATTCCCTGCTTATATACAATCAAATCCATTATTGTCCCTCCAATGAAAAATATTTGGGTGTAAATGTTATAGATAACGAACGTATGAATTTAGAGGCTATTCCTCCACTTGAATTTGAGCCTGTTATTTTAATTTTATTAGTTCCTGGACGTAATCCAAAAAATGAGCTGCTTAAATCCAAACCTTCTAAGTCCAAAACTTTGCTTCCAGAAGAGTGGGAATAGAACCCATAAGAGTCTGTATCTAACTCAGTATTTAAAGTATATTGACCAGATATACTTTTAGAGGTTTTAATTTTGAAGATATTATTTTCTGTTAGATATGTATTACTAATTCCAATCCCTGAAGAAGCTGTTGAAGTTGTAAAACCCATCTCAAATCCAGTTGTAACATCTCCAGGGTTTACAAAAGAATCTAAAGAAGAACCTGCTGAATCAAATTCCAAGAATTGATTACATGGATAAGGTATAGAAGCAGGTATCTTTGTATACTGTAGTCTAATAGCTTCTCCTTCAAAGAGAGGATAAGGACAATACAGTTCAATCTTAAATTTACAAATCAAATCGTTATTGTCTTTATATTTACTACCAAATTCAATAGCCTTTTTTGCTCTGCAGTTGATACTTCTACCTTTGGAGATGAATTTCAGTTCATCTAAAGGATTGATTATTCTTGATAGTTTAGCCTTCTTATCTTCCAAAGAACTTTCCGGAACATTAATAACCCAACCAGTGATAGTGATTGTTCTACCAGAATCTATTTGAACTGTGTTTATCTTCTCTCCAATTCTATCAAAAATAGAATAACTTGATATTGCACTTTCCAAGTCCTCTACTTGTAAACCCCCATCATCAATCAAAAATTCAGCATCTGACTGATTAAAGTATAAAGTCACTCCTTTTGTTGGGTTATATATCTCAGCTTCACCAATCACATTATCACCTCCTAGAATCCTTCAACCAATTCTTTTTGTACTTTCTTAAACTCTCTGGCTGCAGTATTTTCATCAATTGGCTGCGGAGAGTAGAAATTAAATACATTTCCTCCAGGATTGCTTCTGTTTCCTTCTTCGGAATACTCCTCATTTTCCTGTTTAGTCATAACTCTTTCACCCTTGTGGAGTACTGCTGCATATCCATCGTAAGGTACATAGTCAAGACCTACAGACAAACGAGGCAGACTTAATCTGTCCAGCATTCCAATGCTTACACCTGGAATACCATTGATAATATCAATAACTCCATTCACTCCATCAACAAAGAAGTTAACTATGCTTTCAATTGTTGCTAGCACACCATTGATGGCTGATTTGAAAACATCAGAAAAGGCATTTGCAACTGTTTCAGCTGCCTTAGAAAATATTGATTTTACCCCGTCCCATATGCCTTGAAAGAATTTCTTGATAGGGTTGAAAACAGATTTGATAGCATTATATGCTGCCTTAAAAATATCCTTAAACCAGCTAGCTACAGAACTGAAAATGTTTTTGATTCCATCCCAGAGTCCTTGGAAGAATGTTTTGATACTTTCTATAAATGATGTAACCCCATTAGTTACTGGAGTAGCTATATTATCTAACCACCAGTTAAATACTGTTGAGAATATTGATACAATGCTATTCCAAAGATTTTTGAAGAAATTAACAACGGAAGTAACAAAATTTGATACCGCATTAATAACTGGGGAGAGGACATTGTCATAGACCCAGCTAGCTGCAACACTGAACAAAGTTGTAATTATCTCCCAAATCTTTGCAATAATTTCAATTATCTTGTCTACAACAGGAACTACTACAGCAAGCACTGGTTCTAAGATATTGTCATAAACCCAAGTCCCCACATCTTCAAAGAATCCTGCTACAGTTTCTACAAGGGTAGTTAACCACTCAGAAACTGTATCTATAAACTCATCAAAAGCTTCAGGGATTGTTTCGGTAAAGAATGTGGTTATATCTTCAATTGCAGAATCAATGTATTCAGAAACTGTATTAGAGATATTTGTGAAGAATTCCACAATAGACATCAGAGCATCAGAGAGCCAATCAGCAATACCTAAAACAGCTGATTTAATCGTATTCCACAAAGATACCCAAAAGTTTCTAAACCCTTCACAATTATTCCAAAGATAAATGAAGCCTGCAACCAAAGCTGCGATTGCTGTTATAACCAATCCTATTGGGTTGGTTACAAGCGTAAATGCTTTTGCTAGCAGTCCCACTAAGGATACAATTTTATCAATAATAGTGACAAGTGGTCCAACAGCAGCAACTATACCTGCAATAATCACTATTGTCTTTTGAGTCTCTGGATTCAGGTTTGAAAGCCAAGACAAAATCTCTACAAGGTTTTGTAAAACGTCCTTTATTACAGGTAACATTTGTTCTCCAACAGAAGCCATTAAGCTTTTAATTTCATTTTTCAGTTCAGCAATACTGGTTGCTGTACCAGAAGTTGCTGTATCTTGCATATTTTGAGCAGCTCCTGAAACATCATCATAGGCAGTGCTTACATTATTCAGGGAAGTAATTATTGCTAACGCATTGTCTTCGCCTAAAGCAGACCAGGTGTTTGAAGCTACAGTCAGGGCTTCCTGCTTTGTCATAGTTGTACTCAAATCCTTAATGATAGAATTAAATACATCTTGTACTGTGCCTTTACCATCCTTGTATTCATAGAAAAGATACCTTGTTTGGTCTGAAAAACTGGATAAGTTTTCTTCAATCCTTCCGTCAGAAAGAGAGATTGTAAATTCTTTTACAAAATCATTTACTTTGTCCAGATTATAGGCTCCAGATTCCAAACCATTTTGAAGTATTGAAAACATTTCCTTGGCTGAGAATCCAGCTTGAGACCATAGTTGGCCATACTCGGCTAAATTATCTCCAAGTTCATTGGTTTTATCCAAACCATTTTGAGTACCTGTTACAATATAATCCATTGCTTCTTGGGCAGAAAGACCGAAGTTGACCATCAGTGAGTTTACACCCCTTAGGGTCTCATTCATGTCTATGCCGAAGGTTTGTTCCAAGATAATAGCTTGAGAAGCTACATCTGCCATTTCATTACTAGATAATCCTGACAAATTCTTTCTAACCATGATGATAGCATCTGAGACTTCATCAAAATCTGTAGTAACATTCTTAGATAAAACCTTGTCAATCAATTTGCCGTTTTCTTCAACTGCATCACCAACGTCACCAAAATATGTAGCTATCTTTGTGGTTGCACTTTCGACATCAATAGCCGATTTAGCTGCATAAGTGCCTATACCCGAGATTGGAAGAGACACATATTTTGTCAACTTATTACCAAAACCAGATATTTTGTCACCTGTTGTTGTTAATGATTTTCCTGTAGCTTCAAGCTTTTCAACAAATTGCTCAAAAGCTGTTTTGCTTTCTTTGACTTTCTCTTTTTGTGTTTCTAAGGGGGCTTCAGATTCCTTAACCTTCTTATTTGTTTTGTCAAGCTCTTCACCAGCACCACTTAAAGATTCGGTGAAGCTGTTGAGAGGTGCTTCTGTTGATTTAGCAGAATTTGAAAAACCCAAGATGGCGTCTGTGGTATCACCAATACTCCATTCCAAATCTTCAACACTCTCTGAAACCTTATCTGCCTCAGCTACAAAGGTCTTGTTGATATTTTTTCCAGCTCCCTCAAGGGATTGTTCAAAATCATTGGTTGAGTTTTTGCTGGATTCCATAGAATCTTCGAGCTTATCCAAAGAAGATAAAGCTGATTGCAACCCCTCGAAGAATTTGGTTGCATCAAGTGTTAAACTGCCACTGGCAGTGCCCATATTGATTGGCAATGCTTCTCACCTCTCTTAGTCATAGTCTTTATACATCTCTGTGAAGCTAGAAAATTTTCGTTCAAATACAGGCATTTCTTCTTCCTGTTCAATCTTTATCCTGATGTAAGCACAAGCCTGATTCAGACAAAATGCCGTATACGCATCATCTATGAATAGTATTTCACTTGGCATTTTGTTGAATAGCTTGCTTTGTGCAATTAAATCAAGAACCTGTTGACTGGCTACGAAATGATTTCAGGGCTTTTACCCCCTGTTGACTGTAGTTGAATATGAATGTGTATTGGTCATCGGTCAATTCCATGCCAGATTCTTTGATTTCTTCCCAAGTTGGTTCAACGAAGCTAGCTTCACACAAAGCATCAAAGATAGTAAACATTTCTTTGAGCTCATTGGTGTTACTTCCCCCAGAAGACTTGTTAGACCTACCCATAAACAGGTCATTTGCTGTCTTTAGCAACTCGTTTGGAATTTTGCCACTTTTCACAAGAGCCAGCATGGAAGGTCTTTTTAATCTTGCGACAAACGGCATACCCTCTGCGAAGGGTGGCAGCTCAACGATTTGTCCTTTTGTATATGTTTTCAAATTCTGAAGAGATGTTATCTGAGTGTTATTTTTTGCCATTTTTACTCACCTTTCTTGTTATGCTACTGTTGGCAGTTCTGTTACATATTCAATCTTGTATGGGGCTTCTCCTGTATTTGGAGCTGAATCAATTACATATTCATTTACTCTGAATACATTATCTTCGCTGGACATAGATATTGGATTGCCTTGACAGTTTGGATAGGTTATCTTCTCGTAACCTGTGATAATGCCTGCAGCATTATAGATAGCAGAATAGACTATTACATCAAAAACAGGCAAATCTTCTCGCTTAGAACCAACAACAGGTGGTGTGTAGCTCTTGATTGCTCCAGAGCTGACGTCAGTGTCAAGTGTACCACCCTGCAGCATTTTCACGATTTCTGGGGTGAACACATTGTCCGTCAGCGTAAGCTGATTGCCTGTAACTGTAACTTGCCTGTGTTTCTGAGCTTTGAGCACACCCTTGATGATAAGCTTGATTGCATCTGTGGTCTCTGTTTGAATGTCCACTTGAATTTTGGATGCTGTATCAATTGCATATTCGGTCTTATCCCCATCGCCCTCTACATGAGGGGAAAGTGTGACCAGTACACAGTCAATTGTAGCAACTTCATGTGGCTTTTTTGTTGTAGTAGTTCCCATAATTATTCCTCCTTGTTGAATGATTGTTTAAATACATCACTGTAGATTTTTCTAAACCCTCGACAAGTTATGTCAGACATCCATCCTTGCACAGCGTCATCAAAAAATGGGGCAGAAATTTCGTTTGTTGATTTTATCATCGGGCTTATTTGTAACAATGCCCGTTCAACTTCTTGGATGTATTCTTGTAGTTTAGTTGGTGTATCTTTTGGTACATAGCACAAAATATCGTAGTAATCAACATTGGTACTTAAACCAAGATAATTGGTAGAAACACCCTGTTTAACAACAACATATGGTTTTGTGCAGTTTCCTTTGTGTTGACCTGTAAAATACACATCAAAGCCTTGAGACTTTAAGCACAGGTACAAATCTTTTAATCTTGTAGTTTCCATCAAACTCCTCCTCAAGGAAGATTTGAAGCTATGTTATTCACATAGTTCTCAAACCCTGACATTATTTCAGGAGATTTGAAAAGGATTGTAGGCTGAATGATTGCATACTTCTTTTCGTGAGCCTGTTCCAGATATACCCCATAATCTACTCCATGAGACAGGGTAATTGTCCAGGATTCTTCAGAACGAACAGATTTGCCTTGAAGCCTTTGTCTTGCATGACCAGTTCGATTTTGCCAAGGTGCTTTCTCTTTAGCATAGGATTCCATACTCGCTGCAGCAGTCGAACAATATAAATCCAAATCTTCCAGGGCAGCATCTTTAAGGGCTTCAAGACTTTCACGTATACTGTTTACATCAAAATCAAGTCCCATCGAGCACCAACTCCAATGATATATCATAAGCAATGTTCAGATTCCCTATGTTATCTATTCCTGATACTCTGTAAAGTTTTCCGCAATATGTCAGTGTATCCCCTTGTGAGATTTGATTAGATGAGTCGTTTATAAGTGTTAATATCTGTGGCTGCGGTTTAGATTGAATGGATGTTCCATCCGAAGTGCTGATTGAAATCCAACCTCTCGTTTGGTGAAACAACCCTAGAATTTCAAGGTGTTTTGTTTCTTGAGTTGGTTCATTGAATTGGTCCAAAACAGGTTGTAAGAATGTGAATTTGCATCCATGTGTACGTAGTGCACGAGTAACCTTAGCAATATCAAATGAGGTCTTCATCAACAACCCCCCTGCAATATTCCTGAATTCCTTGGGCGATACCTAGAAGCTAGTCGCTTGAAATATTCTGATGTATCTGCTGTAGTCATTCCTGAGATGTTCAAGGTGGTATTTTCTGATTTTATAATCAAACATTGATAGGCAGTTTGGTTGAGATTCTGATTATTCTCAGCAAGGTAGAATTTCAAATCTTCGTCTTCAAAAAATGGTATATCCTTTTCTCGAAGGATTATCTTCAATTTGTCAAGATTAGACATAGAATCCCTCCTTACAGAACCGCTCTTATCCTATCCCTGACTGCTTTCTTGCTCGTGAGACCCTTGATATCAACGCCAAGTTGCTTAGCGTACTCTCTGAGCTGTGCAGAGTTCATTTCAGTGAGGGGAATTTCACTGAGGTTTTCTTCCTCACCGCTCTCGTCCTCACTTTCTTGAGCTAAAATTGGCTCAGAGGTGTTTTCAGGCTCAGGGTCAGGTAGTCTATCAGTAGAGAATACCTCATCCTCTTCGAGCATTTCTGCATGAATACTAGTGTCTACTGGTTTCCAGCCCTGAGGAGCGTATATGCTCATGTACGCTCCCGATGTGACTGTCAGCGTTTGTACACCATTTGTGATACAAAGCATAGCTCAGACCTCCTTATTCTCCTGTATGGCTTACATCACAGATAGCAACTTGGTCTGCAAGCTCGAAAGATGGCAGACAAACCATTGAAACCTTAGTCTCAATATTTACTGGGTCAGCCATTGCAATTGTTGTAACTGCAACACCTGTATCAGTAATAGACACATTTGCCAGTGAAGGATTGGCCATGAGGTCACTCTCTTCAGGAGTTGTGCCGAAGTTTGTGTAGCCAAGGTCATCTTCTGGGAAGAGAACAAAAGTGTCATCTGGTACATACTTTGTTGTTACACCTGTCTCAGTCTTGTACTGCTTATCATTGACAGCAAGCTGAATGCCGTAGTTGTTCATGATATAAGCTATCATCTGTTGGTCTGTAATAGTTGCCTGACCGTTGGAAAGTACATAAATAGCCTTCTTGAACTTGTCATTCTGCAGGAAGTATCTGAATGTCTTTCTGTTGCAAAGTGCTCTTGTAGGTCTGACACCTGTATCAGCCTCAATCTTGTCCTGCCATGTGATAAGGTCATTACCGATATCAGCAGTTGTTGTAGACCAAGGAACTGTGGTCTGAACCTTGTGTGAAGTTGGTACGCCATAGTCATACACATAGCTTTGACCATTAGCAGCAATAGAAATTGCACCTGTTGTCAGAGCCATCATTCTCATACGTTCTCTTTGTGCTCTTGCGCTTTCGAGCAGCCTTGTTTCGTCGTCAAAAATCTTATTAATAATTGTATCGATGTAAGCCTGATTACCTGTCTCCATAACCATGTTGAGCTGCTGTCTCATCTCTTCATCGATGTAAGCTGACTGCTTGAAGAATGGCATCATTGTTGAAAGCCTGTCAAAGCCCTGTCTCTCGATTGGAATAGCCTTTGCATCAAATGCAGATGGTGCAAGCACAACAGGAAGTCCTGCTGAACCCTTAATCCACTTCAGCTCAATTGACAGTTGCTTTCTTGGTGGGAAGAGTGTTTCACCGATGTATGGTGCTCTGTCTTTTGTCATTGTTTCCCAATAAGTTGTCAGTTCTTGAGACTTGATAAGGTCAAAAATTGTCATGTTTCATTCCTCCTTGTATTACTTGATGAATGTAATCTTGTTAAGTGCAGCCTTTACTGGTGCTGTGATAAGGGCAGCTGTAGTTGCGTCTACCTTGGTCAGGTCTACGAAGCCGAAGATAAGCACTGTGCCGTTCTGATTTCCGTTTGTGACATCAACATCATGAAGCAGAATACCAACTGCGTTTGAAGTCGGTGAACTGTCACCTGTAGTAGCTGCCTTAGTAAATGCTGTTGTTCTCGCTGTAAGGTCACCTGTTACTGGTGTGCCTGCCTTCATAATCTTTTTGCCGTCTGAGCCTGCTGTGATACCTGTGTTACCAATTACTGCTCCAACTGATACCTGCATATCAGGGGCGAAGAGTATCTGATTGATAGCAATGCCTGAAACCTTTGTAATTCCTGTCTGATTCAGCATAATAAATTCCTCCTTGTCGTTACTTAAAATATGGGTTTTTTGTAACAGTATTGCTCAGTCTGTTTTGAGCAAGTCTGGCTCCAATTCCTGTTACATTTGTGTTGTTCTTTGCACCCTTTGGACTAGGTGCTCCGCCTGTTCCTGTATCTCCGTTTCCATCAGCGAAAAATGTTGGAAAATCTTCCTTGACCGATTTCAACGCTGCGTCAAAGTCTTTGTCTTCTGTAATACGGGAATTTGCAATAGCCATGATGTCATTGACATACTTTGGATTGCCTTGCTCCATCAAGATAGAGCACCTTCGCTCTGCAAGAGCTGCTTTTGATTCTGCTTCTGTTTGTGCCTTAGTTGCTGTTGCCAATGCTGCTTGAGCTTGTTCTACTTCAGTCTGCTGAGACTTGATATACTCGTTGTACTTAGCAATTGCATCTTTGGCTGTTTGTTCGTCATCAAATCCAAGCTCTTTAAGCATGGACTTTTTGCCGTTCGCCTTCTCCTGCGCACCGATTCTGTTCAAATCAGATTGAGTGAAGGTTGCTCCAGATGGATTATTTTGCTGCTGATTCTGGTCACCAGCAGGGTTGTTTTGAGAATTTGTGTCGTTACCGTTAGATGAGCCAGCACCCTCGGCAAAAAACTGCATTGAAATTCTCAGGGGTCTTGTAAGATTCATAAATACCTCCAATCCAGCTTTAAATTGTGGCTGGTCACATCAATTCCGATTGTTCTTTAGTGTCTTCAAATTCGGTAAAAAGACTTGCATATTTGGCATTTAGCCTGTCACGTTCATGGTCGAGTTTTGCTTTAAGTCGCCAAGCTCGTGTTCTGACCTTGTCAGGGCATTTTCTGTGCTTGAGCTGTGCTTTCATAGCTTGTTTGTAACAAGATTTGTATTGGCTTAGTAGCTCAAGACTTCTGGTACTGTCTACTTGAACAACCCTGGATTTACCACAACTGGAACATGTAAATATTGTCAATACTACATCGTTTTGCTTGACTTCTTTCAGCTGTCCAGCTGTAAGTTCACTAGGCTTGCCACAGAATTCACAGTTTAATTGAAATTTCATCGTAGTTGTCCTTTCATTGCTTCACGCCATTTTTGGATTTCTGGATTAGCATTAAACTTCTTCGAAGATTTTTCTGCTAGCTCCTTGGATATTTGCTCAAAAGATTTTGTGACTACAGGTGCATAACTGCACATTCCGTTTGGATGGTCTAGGGGCAAATTTTGAGGGGAGTAGATTTTGCCGTTGCGTTCTTTGCAGATGTCACAAGTTCGTTCTCCCCCTTGAGATAGCCACTTAATGCCATCGATATAAGGATTATCCTTTGTTGTTTGAATAACGCTCTGTTGATAAGCATGAGATACCATTGTTCTCGCTAACCTTTGTGCATTGTAGTCTATCCTTTTGCTTGTTCCAGGATATACCTTAGACCATTGCCAATCTTTGTGCTTTGTTGGATTTACATAGAGTTCCAAGTCCTTTGCAATAGCATAAGCAGATTTATTCGCTGCTGTACCTTCTGCAACAATTGTTCTGATATCCTTCTGGATTTTCTTATCAGCACCCCAGATTGCCCTGCTTAAAGTCCAATTCCCTTTGTAGATTTTGCCAGATTGAATACTTGAAACAACCTCTGAAGGAACGTGTGCATATGCACCTTTAATACTTAGATGTGCCTTGTTCAAAAACTGATTAATATCTTGTACAGTTGTCTTAGACATAGCAGTCATATTGTTAAGAATGACCGATTTCAACTCTTTTGCTACAACCTTCGATTCTTGAGACAAAGATTGTATCAAATCTTCAAGCTGTTTTCGTTGAAGATAAGCTGTTGCTGTGGTATCTAGCTTGATGCTATCAAGATGGTTTTGAGCTATCTTGGATAACCGCTTGTACATCTTAATGATTTCACGTTTCTGCCTATTTGTTAATCGCAGACGTTTTAACTCACTTAGCTTTAGGGATAGAACTACCATAGATTACAATTCCTCTTTTTCAAATGGGGGTGAGGAGAAGCTATCTTCAAGCAATTCCCTTTCCAGGGCAATCTGCTTCAGCTCTTCTTCAGCTTCATCATCAGTCAGATTTCTCCATTTCTTCATGTAAGACTTCTTAGACATTGTTTGAGCTGAGACTTCCGACAAATCTGTCTGTTTCTCTTCTGCTTCGTCTTCTGGTAATGAATACTGATTATCAACCCTTATGCTGTAAGGTGTATCAGGTAATGATTCAGCAGTGTAGCTTGTTACTGATTTTGGATACAAATGAGCTCCGTCAATCAAAATTTGTACAATCTTTTCAATCGCTGGTCTCCATTCTTGCATCTTTTCATCACATCTTACAGTTAAACCCCAATACAGGGCTTTGAGCGTCTTACCACTGGATACGACACCTTGAAGTGCTTCAGGTGATGTATCTGGCATATCAAGTTCTGTGTATGCTGCATTCTTAATGCGGTTCAAGGTACTTGCAAGGGGTGCAGAATATGCCATACTTGTTTCAAGCACACCAACACTTGGAGAAGCCCCTTCTTGATTTTGGTCTGAAGATAAGTCCCAAAAAGAACCTGCGGATATTGATAACCCCTTGGTTGAGTTGGAATCCATATCAACTGTGTATCGTACAGGATTCATGCTTTGTCTTTCAGCATCAATATCTGCAGAACTCAGTCGGCTATACCAAGCTTCGCTATCTTGAAGATTTGCTACTTCTGAGATGCCGTCCAAATCACCTGTTAAGCCGTCATTACGAATGACCACTGCAGGAATATAGGTGAATTTTGTTGCCCTCGCAGGTGTAATCTCTTCAATCAACGTTCCTGTTCCATCATACAATCCTTCTTCAATCCAACAAACACCATTCTCTATCCAGTATTTCTTTTTGTAGATACGTTGCTTGGTTTTGTTACGGTCTTCGAGTGTTGTAAAGAAACACACAACCTTGGTCAAGATATCAATGTCGTTGATGTCTGTTTCATACACAAATTCAAGAGATGGACAGAAGTGAACATGAACTTTCTGTGTCTCTTCGTTGAAGTTAACAAAACAAGCAACTCGTTTACCGATAAAGCAGTCTTTAGCAGCTTTAAGCAGGTTAGAGAAAAATCTGGTTTTACTCAAGACCTTGTCAACATAGCTTTGAATAATGCTTGCATCAGCTTTGGATTTTTCAATCTCCGATTTGTCTTTTGAGGTAATATCAGGGTCAATCCAGATATCAGGACTTTTGCTGAACATAAACCGAGCTTCTTTGTTGATAAGGGATGCTGTTTGCTTTATACGCAGGTCTGTAGGGATGTAATCACCTTTTGAGCCTTCTGTTGTAAAACTAGCTCCCTTCTCATAGATATCATAGTATCGAATGATTTCACCCATTTCTTTGAGAACCTTGCTTCCATACAGCCCCTCTATCTCTTGACTTATCATGTTTCGTGGAATATTGAGATAAGATTCATATATCTCTGTTCCAGATGTTACATTACTCATATTCTCACCTCCTTGCACATTTGTTATATGTCTTAATTGGCTGGAGTAGCTGGATTCGAACCAGCGGAATGACGGAGTCAAAGTCCGTTGCCTTACCACTTGGCTATACCCCAATGTTGAGCCACAAATTATGTGGCATCTCCACCTCGTCTTGAGTTCCTTGCTATTGTCTTAGCATCTGCAACTGTGTAATTATCAAGCCCGTACCAGATAGCGGAGAATGTGTGAGGGTCAATATTGAATTCATCAAAGATTTGATTGCCGTTGTTGTCCTTAGCATAGGTCAGATTTTCAAGCTCTCGTATGCAGTTGGGACAATCCTGACTGCAGATTATTTTTGTGAATCTCTTGATTTTTCTTGTGTTACTCAGCCTTGACCCAATAGACTTGTGACAAGGTCTCATCTTAAAACCTGACTGCTGGTAGAAGCTTATTGTCTTAGGCTCTGCACAATCAGCTACAATCTGTACATCCTTGTAACCTCTTGCTGCAAGCTCTTTGGCTGTTTTATCATCAGTCATGTGATTCTTGTAGTATTCTCCGTAGATATACAGTATTTTGTTCTTGTTGTCAACTGCCATATCTACAAGGGCATTGTAAGACGTCTCAAAACCGAAGTCCATACCATGGAAATGGAATACCCTGTCAATGCCCTTAACAATTTTGTTCACTTCTGCTGCAGGAGCAACACTGAACTGAGGCAGAACCCTTGTACCATTGATACCAAATTGACCTTTCTTGGCGATACGCCACAAGTCAATATCATAGGTCTTCATGTTTTCAAGTTCGTCAACGTAGCTCTGCGGAAGGAACAAGTTGTCTTCACAAACGCTATGATGATAGTAGACCCCATTCTTAATAATAGTATGCTTCTTGTACAGCTTTTTGTCATCAAGGACAGTAATGATGTTACCCTCGTCATCTTGATGCTTGAAGAAATGTTGGTAGACCCAGTTGTCTGTACCAACAGGATTGAGAGACAAGATAATGTGTAGGCTCAAAGTCGGATGTCTTAGACGTCCCAGAAGTTCTTTGTAGCCTGCATACTTGACCTCGCTTGCTTCTTCAATCCAGATGATGCTGATACCATTGATAGATTTCAGCTTTGCAGGTTTATCCATGCCCTTGAAGATAACCTTGGAGCCGTTCGGGAAATTCAGCTGCATTGGACTTGTCTTCGCAATGACTTTGTTTGAGATTTTCTTTGTTCCTGACTCTTCAAGGAGACCCAAGTCAGACAGAATCTCTATGAATAAGTCAAAACAGCTCTCTCGAATAGTGTCGTACACTTCACGGATGACAAGGGCTTTACGCTTCTCTTTCAACAACTTCAAGATTATCTTCAAAACCACGTGATAAGACTTGGAAGAACCATAACCACCGACTAACAGCTGTATCTTGTAGTCCCAATCAAAAATAAAATTTTCAAATCTTGGATTGACCGCCTTCTCGACAATCATGGTTCTCCTCCTCTCATCATGGCAAGTGAATTGTAAATGGCTGTATTAATATGTTATACCTTATACATCATCTTCTTTGTTAGCTCTTGTAATCTTAATCTCAATTTGTGAGTCCTCTTGCTCATTGAGACCAACAATCTTTTGCTTGAGCTCAAACTCCTTCTGTAGAAGCTTTGTTTTCTTACGAATTGCTTTTGTTTCGCTTTGTTCCTTCTTTGTCTGCCAACCAAACCCATTCTTCAGTACAAATTGTCCTCCAAAGCTTCCTGTGCGAGAGTACAACTGTGATTCTGCATACTCTTCAATCTTTTGTCGAGCTTCAAGAACTACATCAGCAAACTCAGGCGGTATCAACCCTGCCCTGGCTTTGTTGTGATATGTCATCAAGGTATTTGTGGTTATTCCCAAGTACCGAGCCAATCCTGATATTGTGTAAGGCTTGTCTTGTTCCATAACCCTCTCACCCTTGTCATTTCTGATGATTTCACCATGTTTATCCTTAACAGGTTTCATACAAGACCTGAAGTATGCATCACATTTACGTCTCAAATCATCGGGGGTTTCATATTTGCGTCTAGCACCAATGCAATGAGCAAAAGGGTCAATTCTTTTCAACGCTCTATGTTTAGCTCTAGCCTTGGCATTAGCGTGCAGAAATGTGTAATCTGCCTTTATAGTTGACATGTCAAAGTAATATCGTCTAGCCTTGTGCTTGATATAGGCACTCAAGATACCAACCTCCAACATCAAATTATTACATCCGATAACCACCTTTAAGGTGGTTATCTTTCTTACCCTTATTATACTACCTTCCCCTGAAAAAGTAAAGCCTTTCGTTTTCCGTGTAAGGTAATATGTAATTATTTGGGTTTTCACACTTTTGCACTCGTTTTAACCCTCGAATTTTCCGCTTCCTTCCCCCCCTCTTCCAGCCCAGGGTGCATACCCTCAAAAATGCGGGAGCAACCTGAAACCGACACAGACGAGTTTTTCTTGTAAAAGTAAATAAATTATTAACGAATTTCAGTCAAAATATTAATTTTACAAAGTAAAAAGTTTTCCGTTTGTGACGTATTTACATAAAAATCGTCGGAAATTTTACAATACTTCAACAATACTGCACAATAGATTTTTCCGACGATTTTTCTTTCGGTATTACTTTAGTATATATATTTTATTTTATTGTATTTTTATCTATTTTTATTTACCTCTTAATTTAAAATAAAAAAATCGTCGGAAAATTTATACATAAAGCTATGTGTAAATACACAAATGTATACAGAGACGATTTTTTAACTCCGCTTTGTAAAAAATACCGATTTTTTCACTTTTTCACCCATAAAAATACCGATTTTTTCACCGATTTTTACGCACCACCATTTTTCGTGATTTTTTCTTCACCTTTCTTTTCTCCTGCAGTCTAATCGTAAAATAAAAAATCGTCGGAAAATATTACAATAAATTCAGCTAATACTACAATAAATCTTACAAGGCTACAACGACGATTTTTTACGATTTTCGTACATAAAAATACCGATTTTTTACGATTTTCACCCATAAAAATACCGATTTTTCGAACCTCCTAAAAATTTACTTTTAAACTTTTTAGCTATAAATTATTACCAGATTATTAACAAAATCAAATTTTGTTGTGTTTTAAAAGTTTCTTTGTAAGTGATACCCTACAAGAACCTTGTAGATTCACCATTTATCAGTTTACGAATTGTTAATAATTATTTTACTAAATATACTTTATTATTGTTACAATTGGTAGTATAATAAGGATGTAAAATAAATAAGACGGAACGCAAACAACACTAAGGTAAATACGAAAGGAGTTAATCAGATGAAAAATGTACTTGCTATATCAGACATCGAGCAGTATATGGCATACAAGGCTGAAAAAGTTGCACAAATCAAAAATGTCAAGACTGAGAGTGAGTTTGGTAAGATTGCACAGCACATTGATTTTTGCAAGTTCGTTGACCCTGATGGAAATTCACATTACTACATTTCTGTAGTACACAGAGGACACATCAGTGATTACTCAAACAAGAAAACTTGGCTTGAAAATAGATATTCAGTTACCAAAGAAGAAGGCAATAAGCTATATCTTGATGCAAAACAAGGCAAGACAATCTTGATAGTTGATTAAGGAGGAATTTATTATGGCAAACACAAATGGTTGGGAAAGGATTGCAATGAACAATCTCAAGAACGCTTACAACTGGATAGTTGGTGGACAAGAAAATGCTCGAGATGATGAAGACATCACTGAAGAGCAGTTTCAGAACTGGATTGAGAAAGAAGCTCTTGAACAGATATACGCTGAAGCAATCACAACCTTGTACACAGGAGATAGTGCAGGCGGAGAAGCCCCAAAAGAAATGCGTTTTGCAGGCAAGAACTTCTGCTACAAATACCTGAAGAGCTTGTTTGAAGAAGATGGATACAACGTTACACTTGAAACTAACAAAAAGGAGATTAAAACTATGAAAAATCTGAAGACTTACAACGTTACTTTGATGAGACACAATCCACAAACAGGAGATTATGAAACAACAAGAACAGTTGAGGCTGTCTCAATCAGCTCTGCTAGAAAGAAAGCTCGTGAACTGGCTGAGAACTGCACATATGGCTCTATGAGTGTTCTTGACATTCAGCTTGATGAGTCCTCTGCACCTGTTAAAAAGAACAAGAGAGCCTCAAAAGTTTCGAAAACAACAAAAGTTGTTCTCAAGGCATTTACAGGAATGTTTCTTGGTGAGTACGAAGCTAAAGTAACAAAGACTGGTTACACTATCACAACCAAGAAAGGTGACATGGAGTTCAACAAGGATGGAACACAGAAAATCAATTGCAGAAATGCAAAGTTCAACAGTCATATCGAGCTGCTTGCATAAAGCAGCTTGTATATCTTCACCTGCACTATTTTAATATATTTAAGGAGGAATTTTATATGGGACGTCCAATGACATATTCAGACCAACACATTTTAGCTGAAGGAGCTTTGTTCCTTTGTGGATTTTCTGTTTCTCAGATTTCAAAACTGCTTGATACACCACGGAGTACAGTGAGCTGGCACCTTATCTACCCTCTCAAGACCTTGGATTATCCTAGCTGGATAAAGGTCAGGGCAAAGCTTATCAAATACGGAAAGAACAATGCTCGTATTCGTGAAGAACAGTGTTTAATCAACAGCTTCACAACCCGAAGCTTGTAGAAAGGTGGTGATACCATGAACAAAGTAAAACTGTGGTTGGAAAAGGTTTTTCCAGATTACATCCTAGTAACTAGCAAGCTCAATCAGCATAAGTTCTATGTAGCCGAATGCATAGACCCAAGCCATCTACGCAGAGTCTTTGACCCGCAAGGAGGATGCAGGCTTGAATGCTCTCCAGTGTATGTTGTAATAGATACATACTGTGTAAGGCACAATATTTTTGAGGCTTCAACTGCTACTATTGTAGATAGTATGGAAAAAGCACATGATAAATTTCCTTGGTTCTTTGTTTCTGACTCAGCACCCAGCAGAGGATGTTTACAGAATTCCAGCCCAGTACCCGAAGTAAACAACACTGAGCTGACTAAGACACAAATACAGATTCTAACAGCCTTGAATGTTCTTGGTTATCACTGGATAACTAAAGACAAAAGTGGCAAGGTCTATCTACATACACATTCCCCGATTAAGCTGGAATCACATTGGATTGGTAAAGGTGGGTACAGCGTAGCTTTATGTGACCTTCCTACAGCTGTAGATTTTCTTTTCACTTTTGTGTCTTGGTTTGATACAGAACCGCTGAGCATAAGCTTGTTGCTTGCAAATAAAGATGGAAGTGCTGACTATGGTCAATCCTTGTTATAAGTGTTCATTTCGACAATCTAAATGTGTTCTTGACTGTAAGCATTGGCAAAACTATGTAGCTTGGAGAAATGAGCAATACAAACAACGAATGCGACAACGACGTGGGGAGCTGGATTACAAGGATTCTGTGATTACAAGGTCTTACAAAAGTCGCACTAAAAACCACAACTGGTGATTTGTTACAAGAAGTTAATAAATTGTTAATAATTAATTTACCAAAACTACTTTATTGTGCAATGTAAAAGAAGTATAATGATAATCATAAAGGAACACCTGAAACAGAAATCTAAAAGGAGAGATTATTATGAAAATCAATGGCATTGAAATCAAAGGCATCAAGAAGGCAGTTGGAAACGTCCAAAAAGGTTCTTACGAGATACTTGTATATTGGACTCATGACAAGGACGTGTGGGCAGTCTGCCAGGATTGGTATGATGTAGTTGGTAAGTATGATAGCAGATGTATAAACTTGCACCCTTATCTTAAATCAATGTATGATACAGATGAATATACAATGGAAAGAGTTACAAACATCTTAGCGAAGTTTATTCTTTAAGCTTAATGTTTTCTGAAGAGCTTGTACAATAACAAGCTCTATCCCAATCACAAATCTGTTAATAAATTGTTAATAACTTTTTTACTAAAAAGACTTTATTTGCTCTTTCGAAAGTAGTATAATTAGTTTAAATTCGAAAGAGTTACAAACACTTCACACTGGGACACTTCAAGATAGGCTAGCTCTTATCTTGTGTGACAATAATAATTAAATCAGGAGGAATGCATAATGACCTGTCTGGAAAGGGAAAAGGTCAAGGAAGAACTTGACTATTTAGAACGCAAGTGTGAGTTGGCTGAGAAACGACTCAAGCAGGAACGCAAAGAGCACAGAAGCTGTGAGAAAGTGAAAGATGCAATATGTATTGCAATCATTATCTTTGCAATAACCATGAGCGTGGTTATCGGGATAGACTTCATGAATTATCTGGATTCATTGGACTACTTGAGCCCACTGAGATAATCAAGAAGCATACAACAAGGAGGAATTTTAAGATGTCAATAACTGTTAACCCATATGACCTAAACGATACCTGTAGAGTGTATCAGAGTTTAATGCACGGACTCATAATGAGATACCCTGAATTCAAGGCTCTCGACACCTATCTGAAAGAGCATCACTTCAAAGACCAGCCTGCATCTACCAAGTATCATCTTAACATATCTGGAGGTCTTCTGGTACATTCTGTTAATGTAGCTCTTATTCTTGATAAGCTGACTTCAGAACTCAATCTTCAGTGGCAACGTGCAGAAAGCCCAATTATTGTTGGTCTGTTTCATGACCTCTGTAAGCTTGATGCTTATCAGCAAGACCTTGATGGTTTTACATACAACGAAGACCAGCTTATCAAAGGTCATGGTGACAAATCAGTCATGATGTTGAGCCAATTTACAACCCTGACTGAAGAGGAGATTTTGTGCATTCGCTATCACATGGGAGCATATGAGACCGATAACTGGAAGCAGTTTGATTTGGCTATCAAGAGATACCCGAATGTACTATTCACCCATACAGCTGACATGATAGCAAGTAAGCTCTGGGAGGATTGATGATGAAGAATAAACCTGCAGATGACTTCTACATTGATGTACTTTATTCAAATCTTGATATGACGCTGCCACAGACTAAGAAGATAAAGAGGGCTAAACCAATTTTGGATGAAGATGTTTGGAACACATTCATATATTACATCAAGGAACGGTATCGCATACACGTTTTGAAGGATGTGAAGAAACTTCCGAAGCCATGGACAAAAGATACCATATTGAAGACCTACAGATTCACAAATGTACGTCGGGAGCATGACAAAGAAACAAAATGGCTTATCGAACACATAGTGAAGAATTCAAGTTTGTCTTATGAAGACAAATTGCTCAATTGCATTCTGTTTAGGATGTTCAACAAGCATGAAACTGCCGAGATACTCAATATGCCAATTGTATTCGATGAAGCTTATGACCCTGAGAATTATCGTGAGAGGCTTGAGCAGAAGGCGAAGCAAGACCCTGAGTATACATTCTTTACACAAGCATTCTTCACAAGCGGTCAGAAGCTTGGGGCTGCTTGTTACACCCCTGGAGGACTTAAAGAGCGCAATATGATTATAAGAATGCTCTACTTGGCACAGCATTTGGCTTCTGAAGGAATAGCAGAAGGCATTGGACAAAGCTCGGATGGATGCTATGTTAATCCATACAATATCATATCCTTGCTTTCTTCTTACAAAGGTATTGGTGAATTTCTGTCTTACCAGATATTTGTTGATTTCACCTACATACCTGAATTTCCGTACAGTGAGAATGAATATGTAATAGCTGGTCCAGGCTGCAGAAGTGGTTTAGGCTATCTGTTCAGAAATACAGACGGAATGACTGATGAAGAATGTCTCTTTTGGATAAGGAACAATTGGGATAAGCTGATTACTCGATACAAAAATGATTGGAAGCCCGAAGAAATCTTTGTTGATTTGCCTAGAGAAGAACAAAAAATGAACATCATGAGTCTGGAGAATTGTTTTTGCGAACTCAGCAAGTACATTCGAACAAAAGAACACAAAGGTAGACCAAGAGCAAAATACAATGGGTTTTAAGGAGAGATTGATATGAATAAGACACATGGAACATTTAACTATCTGGATTTGCTGGATTTAGCACACAGCTATGCTAAGACAGAATCAGGCTGCTGTAAAGTGGCAGTTGGTAGCGTTATAATCGAGGGTAAGCAAAATCTAAGAATACTTGCTTTTGGTGCAAATAAAACCCTGCCAGTCAATTGCAAGAGCAAGGGTTGTTTAAGAATCCAGAAATATGGTAATGATGACAAAACTCATCGCAACCCTGACGACTGTAGAGCAATACACAGCGAGATTGCTGCTATATCTGCTGCAGCCAGACAAGGAATCTCTTTGGAGGGAGCAACGATTGTTGTTACAAGATACCCCTGTGAAGCTTGTGCAAGAGCCATTGTAGAAGCTGGAATACAAAAGGTTGTGTACGGTAGAGAGCAAACAATGTCACAATCCAGCTATGATATCTTTAAAGCTGCGAAAGTAACAGTAATACACTGTTCTGATTGGATAGCACAAGACGCAATAAACTGAGGAGGTACACATATGAATTTAACAGAACAACAGATTAACACTTTGGAAGAAGCCCGTAGAACTTATGGTAATACAGCTCAGTTACTGGTATCAATTGAAGAACTCAACGAGCTGGCTTGTGTGGTTGCCAAATTTCCAAGATATGATACAGAAGAGGAAGCACGAGCGAAGCTTCACCAGAAGGCATTGGACGAAGTTGCTGACGTCTACATTGTTCTTAACCACATTGAGACTATTCTTGGACTTGAGACGTCAGAAATTGCAAGCAGAATTGCAAGCAAGATAGACCGAGTCAATCGTTGGGTCAGCACAAACGATAAGTTCAGTCAAACACTTGTAGACAGAAACGTGGTGGAATAGCATGAACCTAACTGAGTTCAACAGCTTGGTGGGACAAGATAGCTATGTAAGATGCAGTAACAAGAAACGTTTGGATACAGCAATAGTGTCAAAACAGTTGGCGGAGTCCCATGTTTTCTCGGGCGGACAAATTGGTTGGTGGGTACGTCCAGGATACATAATTGTAGATATAGACGAAGGCAAACAACAGGCTATTGAGATTATCAAACGGCTCAAGCTCAAAACCCTTATGTGTAAAACACCAAAAGGTTTACATCTATACTTTCGCACTGACAAAGAATTTCCACAAAGAGTTGGCATGGTGTTGCCTTGCGGGTTAAAATGCGATTTTAGATGTGCAAACAAGGGATATGTAATACTGCCTTGGGGGTCTGAAAACAGAGTATTTAACAAGTGCAGAGAGATAGCAGAATTGCCTTTAGAGTTCACACCAATGATAAATCGGAAAGAAAGTCTGCTGGGTCTGCACGAAGGAGATGGCAGAAATGCTACTCTGTTTGCTCACTTGATGGCTTACAAGAACAGGGGAGCTTCTGACAAGCAAATACAAGCTATGGCTTGTGCTATCAATGATGTAATATTTACAGAACCGATGAGTGAAGAAGAGCTTGATAAAATCATAAGTAACACAAAAAAGTACAAAGCTCAACAGCAAGGTGAAAACCCTTACCTGATATATAACAGCAAAGGTATACCAACAGGTGTTAACCAGCGAGCTATATGTGATTATTTTGTCAACAGGGGAGATTTATTTGTACTAGGTGGAGAATGCTATCAGTACAAAGATGGAGTGTATACAGAGTCAAGTTCTTTTGTGAGAAATACAATCAAAGACATGATAATGCTTGACCAATTTATAACACAATCCCGAATAATGGACTGTTACAGGTTAATCATTGATGATACCCGAATTCAGCGGAATGATTCACAGCTGAACAGCAATCACAATCTTATCAACTTCACGAATGGCGTCTGGGATATATCACAAAATAGATTGTTACCTCATGACAGTAAATATCTGCAAACAATTCAAATTCCTCATGAAGTCGGACTGTACAAGCCCTTTACAGAGACTAGGCTGTATCAATTCTTTAAGCTGACAAGAATTCCAAAAGAGGATGTAAAGATGATATTGAAGTACATGGCATATTGCCTAACTTTGAACTATGGTTTGAAGACCTTCATGATACTGTGTGGACAGTCTAATACAGGCAAATCTGTATTGTTGAGATTTTTTGAGACATTAATTGGTAAACAGAATACAGCAGCATTGAGCATGCATGAGCTCTCCGCTAGGTTCTATCCAGCGAAGCTTTACGGATGTCTATTGAATTCCTGCGGAGAGGGTGGTGCATTGCCACTAAATAGCATTGAAAACCTCAAGAAGATAACTGGCGGAGACCCAATAATGCACGAGAAGAAGGGCAAAGAGCCGTTTTTCTTTGTACCATTTTGTAAGCTAATATTTTCATTCAACCAGCTGCCTTTGCAGCTTGAGGAGAAGTCCAATGCGTTTTACAAGCGTATGCGTATTCTGTATATGAACAACGAATTGCACCTCAATGATGCTTATGTCAACACGCTCTGCAGCAACGAGAGTGTTGAAGAGGTTATCCCCTATCTATTAAGCTTGTTACCAGTTACAGAGATACCAAGAACAACAAAGTCCAATAGAATGGTAGAAAGCCTTAGACAAGACAGTGATAGCATCCATGCATTTATTGCTAAATGCTGCATCCAAGAGAAATCTGCCCTTGTTCCAAAAGCAGCCCTGTATGAAGCTTATGCTCAATATTGTATCTCCTCTGGACGTGAATCACACAAAAAGCATGGATTTATCAGGAATATCAGGTCTCTTGGCTATGAAGAAGTTAGGGATGCTAAAAGCCGTGAGGCTTGTTGGCGTGGTTTGCGATTGAGGAAGAAGTGAGGTGATGATATAATGAAGCTTAAAACAGTTTTCAAAATTTGCAAGAATTTGGCCAACAAGCAGCTCAAAGCAAACCCGACGCAAGGCTTTAAGGTTGAAAATGAACACATATACCTTAAAGATGTTATCCAAGAACTTGACCTATTAACAGATTGGTGCTATCCTGGAGAATTGGATGTGCAGCAAATTGTGCGTTGTAAAAATTGTAAACATTACAAGAAGTTCAAGTCTAAAAACCCATACAACAGAAAAGGTTTCATATACATGTGTAAGTGTACTCGAACGCCAACTAAACCTGAATTCTATTGTGCACACGGAGAAGACAAGAGAGATATTGTTTAATGAAATGAGGTGTTACTATGACAACAAATAAACAACCTGCCATTCTTGATGATAGGGCACTTGAAGTTCTCAGAGAAGCAAAAGCCTACGGAAAGCGTGGGTCTTATAGGGATTATGAAATCTACAAACGCAGACTTTATGGTCTGGGACTAAATGCTAAATCACTGGACGGTGCACTACGCACCTTATCTAACATCTTGCAGGTGTAATCATGAAGAGCCTAAATGAACAACAAGGTACAACTATATCAGAACTCGAAGCTGCCTTGGCAGTTTGCAGAAGACTGCTTCGAGCTAAACTGGATGAAGGAGCAAAAGGAATTGTATTTGCCAAAGGTAAACCAAATCAAGTTAAAATGACCTATAAGAAAGCTTATGAGGTGTTGAAAGAGCTAGAAGCCTATTTTGGCTACAAAGGATGCGTCAGTTTCGGAATCTGTAAGACATGTACGAAATTTGATACAACAAAATTTCAAGACAAGCGGTTTGGCTACTGCGGAAATACTATGAAGCATATGTATGATACATGTGAAAAACACAGTAAATCAGGAGGAGGATTTGGATTATGAATACCAAAATAAGAATTGAAATCTGCCCTAAGTGTCTTGGCACTGGTAAAATCAGACCAAAACAGCATCTTGTACAAACTTCTTTGTATGACTCTGACTGGGTTCAAGACCAAGATTATGAGTGTCCAGAATGTCAAGGTTCAGGACGTGTAGTTGCAACAATCACACCTTACGTTGAAGACAAGGTGTTTGATTTGAATCATCAGGAGGTATCTCAAAAATGAGGTATGCTACAATTGATATTGAAACCACAGGACTGAATCGGTACAAAGACAAGATAACCTGGATAGGAGTGGGCTTGGCTCAAGATACTAACAGTGATATTTCTAAGATGTTTATCTATGATGCAGATAGCCCAAAAGACATTCACAAATTCAAGAACCTTGTAAACAATCTGCACAAGCACAAAGTCAAGACTGTTTTTCAGAATGGCAAGTTTGATACCCTGTTCATCGAGGAAGCCCTAAGCATTAAGATACCGATTCACGAAGACATATTGCTAATGGGTACGGCTTATGACCTAGTTGCAGAACACGGACTGAAGAAGATGGCTCAACGGTATCTTGGTGTATGCGATTGGGATATTTCAAAAAAGGAGAAGCTTGCAGGCAATTCTGATACTGTAGTCCCATATCTGAAAGATGATGTTACCTATTCTTGGCAACTGTTTAGATATTTTTTGGACAACATGACTGAACAACAGTTGAAAATCTATTACAAATTACTAAAACCAGCATATTTGACATACAGGGATATTGAACGTAATGGAGTGTACATTGATTTGAAGAAGCTGAAATCAGTCCGCAAGACCTATGCAACTAGAGAAGCCCAATGCCTGAATAAGTTGAATGCTAAGTACAAGATAAACTGGAATAGCGCAGGTCAAATTCAAGAGGTGTTATTCAACAAAGAGAAAATGCCAATACTTGCGAAATCGGAGAAAACTGGTAAACCCTCTGCAAGTGCGTCTGTGCTGAAAAAACTGGCCAATAAGGGGTATGAAATACCTCAGCTTATCCTTGATTACAAGGCTGTTAACACCTTGAACAAGATGTTCTTGAGCCGTTGGGAAGGTGATTTAGGTTCAGATTTGCGTATTCATCCTTCGTTCAATCTCACCAATGTTCGCACAGGGCGAACCAGTTGTCAAAATCCAAATCTACAACAAGTGCCGAGAAATCTTGATGTGCGAAGTTTGTTTAATGCCCCCGAAGGACGGCTATTTTTTGAGGCTGACTATTCACAGCTGGAATTGAGAATAGCTGCTGATTATGCTAACGATAAGACTATGCTTGAGATATATCACAACAATGGTGATATACATACTACAACAGCCAAATTGATGACAGGCGGAAGAGAACCAACCAAGGAAGAACGTGGTAAGGCTAAGGCAGTTAACTTTGGATTTTTGTATGGAATGTCAGCTCGAAAGTTTGTAGAATATGCCTATGACTCATATGGGGTAGTATTTACGAGGTCAGAAGCTGAGACCTTCAGAAAGTTGTTTTTTGCCAAGTATAATAGGCTCTTGCCTTGGCATCATGAGCAAGAATTATTGTGTGAAGCTTTAGGCGGTGTTGCAAACAAGTTCGGCAGATTTAGGTCACTTCCAGACATCTATTCTAGCAACAAATTTGAACGCTCAGGAGCAGTCAGACGAGCTATCAATACCCCTGTACAGGGAACAGGCTCAGATTTGCTTATCTCAGCAGTTACTCAAATCAATAAGGAGTTTAAACCTTATGGCTTGAAGGTTGTTGGCACAGTTCATGACTCTATCCTTGGTGAATTCAATGAGAAGGATAGAGATTGGATTGTCCCAGAGATACGCAGAATCATGTTACACCCAAGAGTTCTTGATGATTTTGAAGTGGAATTGAAAGTGCCATTGGAAGTTGATATCGGAGTTGGCCCTTGGGGTACTCATTAAGATTACGAGTCAATCTGGATATTAATAAATTGTTAATAATTAATTTACCAAAAATACTTTATTGTACTCCATAAAAGTAGTATAATGATAATCAGAAAGGAAAACAAGGAGGAGTTCAATCAGATGAGCTTGAAAGTTTGATTGTAAAACAAGTTGGTGAACTCAAAATCAAAGTCTTTGACCCAAGTGTTAATCTGATTTTGCAGGATATCAAAAATGCTCCAACTATTAAGGTTAAATCTAACAATCCAGCGAAGCAGATAACTTAACAATCAGGAGGTAATAATTGTGTTCTGTTCTATGACAAGAGGTTACTGGGTGTTCCATCGTGGAAGATGTCTTTGGGCATGCAAATTCTGGGTAGGAACTCCTGAAGACTTGGTAGCTTATATTCTTGACAAGATAGTTTTGTTCTTGGAAGCTCTCAAGCCGCAGAATATGATTAACAGATACACAAACAAGATTTTCAAGGTTTGTGGACGTGAAACAAATCACACAGGTAAGAACTTCCACAAGTAATACCTACGGAGGTAAAACAGCTATGGCAAATTTTAATTATGAGTGGTGGACAGTTTCAGTCAAATGTCTAACAGGTACATATCTATATGAACTCAAGGCAAAGAATAAGCAGAATGTTATCCATCAAATCAAAAAGCTGGAAAAAGAAGACTTCAGCATAGTAGAAATTCTCTGGGACACGTTAAAGCTTGATAGGGTTGGCTACCAAAGATTAAGCTAGGGTATTCAGTTTAAACAGCTTGTACAAATAAACTCACTTGCTTAATAGTTTACGAATTGTTAATAAATTGTTTATCAAATATACTTTATTTGGTGCTCAATAAGTAGTATAATAAGGATGTAAACGAAAGAACAGTTTAAAACATGATAAATTCCCCTGATGAGTCTTTGAAAATTAAGACGAAACCGCTGAGAAGCGGTTGGGAATATCACCCAAATAACTATATTATATTACAGGAGGTCATTACTATGGCAACAAAGACAAAGGTAAACACCACATTTCTCAAGACTCTCAAGAAGGGCACAACAGTTATTCTTTGTGCATTCACAGGCATGAAGATTGGAGTCAAGGAGATTATTGCAGCTGACAAGGCTACAGTAACTATTGAAACAAACAACGGTGAAGCGGTATTTGACCGCAAGACAGGCAAGCAGATTGACCCTGAGCCAAAAGCTGAGAGATTTGCAAACTATCTCATAGAGGACGACGGTTCTTTTGTGCCACCTACACGTAAGCCAAAGGCAAAGAAGGCAGAGCCAAAGACTGAAGTTGAAGAGGAAGATGCAGATGATGAAGAGGACGAGGAAGAAAAGAAGCCTGCGCCAAAGAAGAAGGCAACAAAGAAGGCTGCAAAGCCAGCTGAAAAGAAGTCATCAAAGAAGCCTGAGCCTGAAGAGGAAGAAGAGTGGGAAGAGGACGATGATGATGACGATGATGATTTTGAGGAAATTGACTAATTACAAATACCATACTGCGGCGAAAAGAGGAGCTTGACTGCTCCTCTTGCTTAATGGGTTACACCTATATCGGTGCAGCGGTGACAAACCCCGTATCAAAGAACAGAGTCAAGCAATAACCGCATGAAAGAGGGTGAAAAATGAACATCAGCTACAGTCGTGTTAGCTCCTATTTGAGTTGCCCTTACAAGCACTATCTTGGATATGTTCAAGGATTGAAGCTCAAGAAGCCTGAACGTCCGTTATATTTTGGCACAGATTTTCATAGGCTTTTGGAATTGAGACATAAACCAGAAGAACTGAAAAAAGCCAAGCAGGATATTGGAAGCAAATTCTATGAACTCAAGCCACAATTTCAAGCAGAGCTTGGAGATGATTACATATGGGACTTGGCAACAATATTTGCAGACTATCAAGACATCTACAAGGAAAGCCCGCAGCCAACTGTAACAGAGCAAAAATTCCAAATAAAGCTTGGAGTTTACAAGGGTGAAACGATATACTTCAAAGGTTTTATCGATGAACTGTATAAGTACAAGAGTAAATCAACAGGCAAAAAATCAATTAAGATTGGTGAGCACAAGACATTTACAAGAAAACCTGACCAAAGTCTTCTTGTAATGAATACACAGAAATGTCTTTACTCAAAAGCCTGTGAAATTTTGTACGGCATTTTACCTGACACGGTAATTTGGGACTATGTACACAGTAAACCTGCAAGTGAGCCAATTTGGTTGGAAAAATCACAACGATTCAGTGCTGCTAAAAGTGACAAAATCACACCTTATAGCTGGCGAAGAGCCTGTGACAAAAAAGGTATCACAGACGAGAAAATACTGTCAGAAGGAGACAAATACTCAGCAAATATCTCCAATTTCTTCTTCCGTTGCGAATTGGAAGTGCTTCCTGTTATGGTAGAAGACATTTGGTCAGGTTTTGTTTACCAAGCTAAACAGATAGTAAGACAGGGCAATCAAAACAGGACTAAAAACATAACTCCAAATTGTGCTTGGTGTAGCTATCAACCAATCTGCTATGCTGAGTGCACAGGAGCTAATGCACAATACCTCATTGACAAGGACTACACAAGATACGAAAGGAAGGAGGAATCTGAATGAGCAGCTATTTGGATGGTATCGTAGACATATCAGAGCTGGGTCAGCATAAACTCGTTGTACTGTATGGTAAATCCAACACAGGCAAAACAGAAGTTGGTTCAACATTTCCGAAGCCAATGTTGTATGCTTGTATAGGAGACGATGGCTCTAACACGATTCAAGGCAAATCGGGCATCAAAGCAAAGAAGCTGAATAATCTTGATGAGTGTAAAGGTTTTTTGAACGAGCTTGTCAAGAAGAAAGCTGCAGGATTTTCATCGGTGTTCATCGATACATTTTCGATGGTTACCAATATTTGGATTGATGAGAATGCTGTTCAAAAGAACAAAAAGATGACCCAACAGATGTGGGGCGACTTAAAGACTGAGACCGAAGAGCTCATCAGGTTGGCTCATAAGCTAGCCAATTATTGCTGGGTGATTTTGAGCTGTCATGAAGCAACAGATGTAATCGAGGGTATGGAAGATGAGATTTTGCCAGATGTACGTCCATCTACAACCAAAGGTGCAAGAACCTATTTGGAGGGTATGGCAAACTATGGCTTACATACAACTCGGCTTGAAAAATCTGTTATCAAGGACGGAGTTGAACAAACAGTTGTGCGATATGCAGCACACATTGGTCCAAACCCATTTTATTGGACTAAACTGCAGATATCAAAGGGCATAAAAGTGCCGAAGCTTGTAATTAATCCAAGCTACGAGAAACTTATTAAAATCATTGAAGGAGGACATTAATCATGAGCAGAAGAAGAAAGATTGATATGACAAATGTTGAGTCATTTGTAAGATGTACAGAGGGTGAGCATATTGCTAAGCTCGTTGAGGTTCAGGAAAACACAACTCAGGCAGGAGATGACATGCTTACTTGTGTATTTGAAGTTATCAAAGGCAGCAGCAAGGGTGCAAGAGTGTACGATAATTTTGTTTTGACAGACAAGGCTTTGTGGAAACTGAAACAGCTGCTTCAGGCTTTCGGCATCAAAGCAGATGGTAAGATTGTTCTTGACCTTGATAAACTGGTTGGAAAGATTTGTAACATCACAGTGTACCATGAAGAGTACAACGGCAAGCCCAAGGCAAGAATTGATGAGTATACAGTTATTGAGTCTGCCGATGATGAAGAAGATGAAGACTTCGATGAAGATGAGGACGAAGAAGTTGAAGAGGAGAAGCCTGTTAAAAAACCAGCTAAACCTACAAAACCAAAGACCAAGAAGAAGCCTGAGCCTGAAGAGGAAGAGGACGATGATGATTGGGATGAGGATGACGACGAGGAAGAGGACACTCCAAAGAAGCCTGTGAAAAAGCCAGCTAAGAAAGCTACAAAGCCAAACAAGAAGAAAACTACAACCAAGAAGCCTGAGCCTGAAGATGATGACGAGGATTGGGATGATGACGAGGATTGGGAGGAAGATTGAATAAATCTTCCTGGTTTTCCACCAGATATTAATCCATTTTAAATCAGGGGAGTCCTATGACTCCCCCACTTGATTTAATGCTTCAAGGAGGTTCAAACATTGATTGATTACAATATACCAAACGACAGCAAAGCTCATAGAAAGAAGATATTTACCCAACTTATGACACCTGACCCCGAAACAGGTTACATGGATGGAGAAGTCTATCAGTTGATGAGACCATATGCTAAGAACAGACATTTGACCCTTGAGCAGCGTTTGTGGTTAGCTGTAATCTATGGGTTATCCTATTCTTGTACAACAACAATGAGGTTCTTGGAGGAATTTCCAACTATCTCAGAAGTAAAACCAAAAACAGTCAAAAGTTTCTGGAAGTCCGAGAAAAGCAGCCTGTGGTTCAATCCAGATAAAAGATACATAAAAAACAATGACCAAGTCATCCCTGCAATCAGGTCAATTATTCAGTGTTCTCACGGAAATTTGGAATCCTATCTTGTTCCATTGTTAAAAACAGGATTTGATGTGACTTACAAGGAAATTACTAAGCACTGGCAGTATTTTGGTCCACATGGAACTTACCTGTTTTTTGACGCAATTTATGGCATGTCTCCTGAGTTTTACACAGACCCTGAAAATCTGGACTGGAAAAACTGCGGTCACACAGTAGCAGAAGGTATGGCACATCTATTGTGTGAAGACGAGATGATTGAAACAAAATCTTATGATATTCCAAGATTTAACAAGCAGGTGAACAAGATTGCTTCTCACTTCAAATGCCCAAAAATGATTGTTGAGTCTAACTTGTGTTTTTTCCGTAAGCTATTCAAAGGGTCAAGATATTTGGGTTATTATGCAGACAGAGACCTTGAAGAATGCCTTGCTACAGCAGATATTCTTGAAAACAAATACCATATAAATGTTTGGGACTTGAGACAAAAGACTACACAAGACGATTTACGTGGAGAAATTCACGGGTGGTCTGGTATTCGAAAAGAGAAACTGAAGGAGTTCCTACTTACAGGAGAGCTGCTATGAAATTGATTACAAACAGGCTTGTTGTAAATATCAGAGGAACAAATGGCTCTGGGAAAAGCTCAATCCCATTGAGTATGTTAGATGACCCGAAACAGTTCATAGTCAAGAAGCCTTATAAAGGCAAGCAAATCAAGATTTTGACTGTATTTCCAACATATAACTGGATTGCTTTAGGAGCTTATGAAGAGGGCAAGACTTGTGGTGGAATGGATACATTACCTAACAATGAATTAACACAAAAGGCTTTTTGGTATGCCCTCAGAAAATACCCTGAATACAATTTGTTGATGGAAGGAATTATTGCCTCAACAATATACTCAACATACGCAAAGCTTTTTGCAGAAACTCAGACAAAATACCCTGACACAAAGGTTGTTGTATTGCATTTGACCCCTGGATTACACACATGTCTAAAACGAATACAACATAGAAACGGCGGCAAGCCTATCAAAGAAAATCTTGTCGCAGATAAGATTAAGGCGATTAACCGAGCTGTGGACAAGTTTGAACCAGAAGTCAAGGTTATTAAATGGAATAACACAGGTTCCATGAAGAAATATCGGCACCAGAAGTTGATTTATCAAGTTGAAGAAATTATTGAAGACAACATAATCCCATTTTAATCAGGAGGATACAGTTATGAGAATACGGAGTTCTGAATACAAAGCCCTAAAAGAGTCTATTGAACTCATCGCAAAGGGAATAATCAAATCTGCTCAGGTGTCAGAGAGCATTAAAGCCTACAAAGTTCCACAATCCAAAGGCTACACAATAAGGATTGATATAAGAGTCAAAAATGATGAGTAAATCTATCCTGTTGCATTCCGAGATATTAAAGACCAATTTGTTTGGAAATCTTGGAAGCAACAAGTAAAAACGTAACATAGACTAAATTAAGGAGGAGTTCTATTATGCTGATAGTTCTTGAAGGCTGCGACGGAAGCGGAAAAACAACCATTGCAAATTTGATTGCTCCGCTTATCGGAGCAGAGATAATCCATTGTACAGCTGAGACACCAAATACCTATGAGTGGTTTATTGGAATCTTGGATAAATCCAAGGAAGTAAACATAATCGCAGACAGATTCTGCTATGGGCAATTCGTATACCAAGACCCTTGTGACCGAAGTTTGAATGAAGTTGCATTGAGAAGTCTTGAAAGCATGCTAAAAGCAGCAAATACCAAGGTTGTTTATGTTGATGCTGATTCAAGAATCATAAAACATAGGCTCAACAAACGTGGAGAATTAACAGAGATACCTGTAGAAGAGATACAACGACGTTATAGGCAAGTGTTTACTGAATCTACAATGGATGTTTATGTAATCAAGACTGATGAACCGAGTATGTGCATATCTAAATTTGCACAGAGAGGAGGATTAAACCATGGTTAGTTCTAACATTGTAATAACGGCTAAGACTGCTAATGAGGCTTGGGAACAATGGTGGACCATTCTTCAAACAGATATACCTGAGCAGCCACAAAATTCAAGAGATGGAGCTGTGCATAACGAGGTCTTAAATGCAGTTACAATCATTGAAGACCCTACCAGAAGCATTGTAACCAGCTCAATACGCAAAATGCCAATGAGATATGCCATCGGAGAAATGCTCTGGTACCTGTCTGGCAAATCAGAACTCTCGGAGATACAGAAGTACACCAAGAACTGGGATAGGATGTCAGACGATGGAAAGACTGTAAATTCCAACTATGGCTGGTGTATCAAGCACAAATATGGTTTTGACCAATGGGAATTTGTAAAGCGGTTACTTACAAATGCCCCTGAGACTAGGCAAGCAGTCATCCACATTAAAACAGCTGATAATACACCTAGCAAGGATGTTAATTGTACAGTTTGCTTACAGTTCTTCCTTCGGGATGGAAAGCTATATCTGACAACTTATATGAGGTCTAATGACCTCTGGATGGGCTTTCCATATGACGTATTTCAGTTCATGAACATGCAGGTTTTGATGGCTATGGAACTGCATGCTGACCTAGGCACATATACCCATATAGCAGGGTCTTTACATCTGTACGAAAGAGATTTTTTGAAGGCTTTGGATGGCTCAAATGTAGCTTCTAGGTGACTTGTCCTATGAAACCGATTATGAAAAAGGTACTTGTAAAGGTACTGAGAAATGGAGACATTCGTTGGGTTCATTTTTCAGCTGTGCCTAAAGAGCTGTATGACAGCTTCTTTAGGCTCACTGAGACTGAGCCGTTGGATTTGAACGCATACTTGTCTAAATGGTGTAAAGAAGATTTTGATACATCCTTGAACATGGGTAAATACGATGACATTTATCACCTCAAGCTAGCAATAAACGAAAGATTTCAAGCTGAATATGCTGAACTATACGGAGCAGCAGGAATGCCTGAAATCAGGGGCTGGGTTCGAATGTGGCTATCACAACATATGAGAGAGGAGATTGCAAAATATGAATGATGTAACCAACAAATTACGAATTATAGCAGTTGATTTTGATGGAACTCTTGTCTATGACAAATTCCCTGATATTGGTGCACCAAGAGCCGAAATATGGGATAAAGTCAAAAAAGAACAGCTTAATGGTTCAAAAATCATCCTGTGGACTTGCAGAAACGGAGAAGCCCTTAAAGCAGCAGTTGAATTCTGCATCAACCGAGGGCTACATTTTGATGCTATTAATGAAAATCTTGATGAAATCAAGACTTTATATGGGGGAGATACCAGAAAGGTATTTGCTGATGAATACTGGGATGATAAAGCCCTTTACATGGGAGGGTTGTAATTGGCACTCGAAAAATCTATCACCAATTCCATTATCGCATTCATTAAGCGACAAGGCGGTCAAGCTGAAAAAGTTATGGGAACAGCAGTCCAATCAGGTAGACCTGACATAAATGCTTGCTATAAGGGCAGATGCTTGAGGATTGAGGTCAAAACACCTGACCACAAGAATACTGCAAGCAAGAAACAATCCATGAATTTGGCACGTTGGAGACGAGCAGGAGCAATTTCAATGACTGTATACAGTAAACAAGCAGTCATCTACTTTCTCATCTGTTATTGCCAAGGAGAAACAGGAATACTGACCTACAGTGAATCTAATGGCTGCTTATCCATAGCAGATATACCAGAATTGGAGAACTATGAAAAAACCTAAATACATATTCAAAACAACGCCTTGGGAGCATCAAATCAAGGCGTTGGACTATTTATATCAACGAGATGCAGCTGCATTGTACACAGATATGGGCACAGGTAAAACCAAGGTGATGATTGACCTGATAATTAATCGCAGATTCAGACGAGTTCTAATCACCTGCACTAGCAAAGGGTGTGACGTGTGGGAACGAGAGTTTAAAAAACACTCAGACTTACAACCAGAAATTGTCCTAAATTTGTCGGGAGTACCTACCCCAAAGAAAGTATCAACCCTAAAAAGTCCTTTTTATAAGCAAATTTTGAACAACAAAATGAACACCCTCATTATCATATGTAACTATGAGAGTGTTTGGAGAGAGCCTTTTGCCAGCCTATTGTTAACTAAACGACTTGGAATAGACTGTGTCATCTGTGATGAAAGCCATCGTATTAAATCTCCCAGCAGCAAGTGTTCAAAATTCCTGACTAAGATTGGTAAGCGTGTACCATATCGGTATTTGGTAACAGGTACACCTCTGGCGGAGAACCCTATTGACATATATGCTCAATACCGATTTTTAGACCCAAAAATCTTTGGTACTCGTTTGTCAGATTTTCAAGACAGGTACGAAAATTTAGATGTTGCAAGAACAATGCAAGTCGGTTATCGAGTACTGGACTCAAAACACCCCTACAAGAATTTAAACGAATTGCAAGAAAAGATGTTTAGTTGCGCCTTTAAAGCCGAAAGCTCACTCAAGCTACCAGCTCAGCGGAATATCCGCATCACATTCAAAATTTCTGCTCAAGCTGAGAAAGCTTATAAGGAATTAACAAAAGAGGGTGTCTTGGAATATGACGAAGGCACACTCGAAGTTGAAAATGTTTTGAATCTAAGCCAACGTCAACAACAAATTGTTTCAGGTTTTATTCCTGTAATGTCCGATTACAATGAAATGAATTTTATTGACATTGATAAAAGTCGCACCGAAGCCTTGGAAGAATTGCTGCAAGGTCTGTCTAAAGAAGAGCCTGTGGTAGTATTTGCCAGATTCAAAAGAGACCTTAAAAACATCAAATCTGTTTGTCAAAAGCTTCATAGAGGTTACTCAGAGCTTTCAGGCAATCTGGACACAGAAGCAGATTGGCAAGAGGGGAAAACCCAAATTCTTGGAGTACAATATACCTCTGGCTCAGAGAGTGTAGATTTTACAAAAGCTCGTTATTGTATATACTATAGCTACACAACCAGTTTAGCTCAATATCTGCAAAGCAAGAAGAGAATACATCGCCCAGGTCAAACGAGACCTGTTGTATATTATCATATAGTTGCTCAGCTTCGCCAAGGTGTATCAATCGATGAAAAAATTGTAAGAGCTTTAAAAGCAAAGAAAGATGTTGTTGATTTTTTGATGGAGTTTGAACAAAAAGAAAAGCCCTGAGACATCTCAGGGCTTTTGTATTGCTATCAGATTAGATGAGTTCAATCTTGTTAGCAAATCTTGGATTTTTAGAGTTGGTCTGAACAAAAGAAGAATCAAATACAAGAATACCTTTCTTGGTTGCTACATAATAGAGATTACCAGAAGTTGTTGCAGTGAATTCTCCAATTGCCATTCCTGTAAAGGCTTTGAGGATAACTCTTATTTCCTTGGGTTTTGATTTACTCGTTGCCTTTCGAGCTGCTTTTGCACCTTCAAGCTTGTTGTTGTACTTGTCACAGTCCTCGTCAAATTTGTCTTCAGTAGAAATGAATCTTATCTTGTAACCATTTCTTTTGAGGTCAGCTTCGAAGCTCTTTTTGCTTGAATAATCTTCTCGTGTAATCACCTCAAGCTTGTTAGTGTCCTTATTCCTTACAGATGCTACATATTTCATATTTATACCTCCAAGTGTATTAGAGCTTTGTGCTCTTGTTTTTTCTTACAAGTATATTATATTACTTTTGTAGCTTGAAATAAAGTATTTTTGGTAAAATAATTATTAACAAATTATAAACTATTTGTACTTTTTATGAATGCAGGATTGAATCTCAAGGATGTAGTTCATGTCATAGCCTACTGCCCTAAGCTTTATCAGATATTTGTATATGGTTTTCAGCTCGCAGGTTACGTCTTTAATCAAGCAATCCACTTTAGCTGCATCTGCCATATTGCCCATTTCACAAAGGGCTTTCGAATAGTCCTCATAACAGTGCTTTGTCTCTTCTTCCCAAGTTTTGTAAGCTTCAAAAGAGGATTCAACATATTGCTTACGCAATTGAGCTGTAACATCCATTCGAGTATAGTTGTACCAATCTTCAGGTACAACTGAAGCAGGAGCTTCTGAATTACAGTTCAAAAGCTTATTGTGTGTAGACATGAAGTAGTGCTTTGTCTTTTGAAATTCCTTGGACTCCTCACAGAATTGATGGTGGTGCCAGCGTTTGAAACCTGCAAGACCAAGAAAGTCATACAAGTCTTTCATCTTGTCATGAAACATGAGAGCTTTGACCTGACGTTTTCCAACCTCTTGAAAAATTTCTGTACAAGTCATCTCTGATACAGGTTTAACAGTGTTAGTTGTATCAATTACCATTTGTATTCCCCCTCGAGCTTAGCACTCACGAGTGATAAACAGATTAGCTTGAGATACAAGGATGTCTGCTGCAGAGTTGTTCTTGATTGAGATTGTTACAGATGAGCCACACGGAACTTTGACAAGAACACTGGAAGATACATTGAAATATGCATCAGCAACTGTTGGGGTTACAACCATTTCACTTCCTGAGATTGTTTCTCCTGTGTTTGTAATGTCAAGTGTAATTGGTGCAGCAGTAGTAGGGTTTGCTACATTAGCATTGAACCCAATCTCATAAATTCCTGGTTTAGTGATTGTAAAGAGACCGCTTCCGAGGTCATGAGAAAGCCAGCCATCACAACAAGGCTTGCAAGAATTTGTTCTAATTCTGTCTGTTGTGAAGGTAACGTTTTGTGTTGCTGCTACAGTTTGTACAGCTGCATTTACTGAGTTAATCATTATAATCATCCTTTCATTAAATATGCATTAAATACAAAGGAGTGAGTCTTATGGCTCACTCCTTTATTGAGTAAACCTACACTTCAGGTTTGGAATTTTCCAATATACTCAAAATCTTTTGTTGATTGGCAATTATAGTCTTTAGATACCGTTCATCTTGAGCTTGAAGCTCATGCATGATATCATCATTGCTTAGCTGTCTTGCATTCTTTTGAACGTTTGTCAACTGAATACAAAAGCTAATCATTGTGATAATATCTAGTAAATCAAACTGCTGGCTTGATTGTACATTAGCATCCGCAGCCATAAGCCTGTCTGTAAGGGTTCATTGACTCATAAGGTGAGCAGGTGATGTAAGCTGGCTGGCTTACAGGTCTTACAGCATTGATAATGGTATTTGTCTGAGCCTGATTGCCGAGCTGAAGCTGTGCTGCTTGAAGGTTATCTCTGAGCTCTTGAATTGTGTTCTGTGTCATGATATCAACGATACGCTGTGTATTTGCTTGGCTTGCATTGATGATGTCACAAGTGTTCTTAGCATTCTCGTAGCGGAGAGCATCAATGTTTCTGTTTGTTTCGCAGCAGCAATTCTGCATCTGGTAACCAAGGTTATTGATGTTCTGATTTGTTGCATTGAAGCCATTGTTTACTGCACTTGTTATACCATTGAAACCTTGACAAAGGTCACGCTGGATACCATTGAATCCCTGAAGCATTGTAGTATTCTGTGCATAGAAACCATCACAGAGACCGCTCTGAATACCCCTTACAGAATTATCAAGGCTCTGGAAGTTCATATCTTGGCAGAGGTCTGCTCTTGTAAGAGCCCCCTGAAGGTCAGCATTTCCTCTGCCGCCCCAGAAGCCGTTACCGCCCCAAGCAAGCAGGAAAAACAGGAAAAATACCCAAGCACCATTTCCTCCAAACATACCATCGTCTACATTTCTGTTTTGCAATGCGAGAGCATCAGCTACAGAAAGACCCGAATTTTCCATACCCATATCTCATTCCTCCTTCGAATAAAATTTATGATAAACACTATGGGTTGTGTTTATTTACTGTAAATTGTGATTGAACTTGTTGAAACTGTTTAATTGCGTCATCAAGGTTTATACCTCGTTGTTGACATAAATTTTTGGCAATTTGCTCTAATTCTTGCTCACTTTTTCCACTTGCCATTTCTTGAGCTCTCTTGAACAAGGGGTTGCTCATCAGCTGATTTTGCATCTGTGCTGATGCCATTTGAATAGGATTGAACATTAGACATTACCTCCCGATTTAATTGGTCAATTTTGTCCTTTAACGTGTGTATATCATTTTTAAGGTAAGTTACCACCTCATTCAGCTCTTCACGGTTAACGAGCATTTCTGATTGTGTAACTGGGTGTGTATTTGCTGGAGCTTCTTTTTCATCTAACGAGTAGGTGTTTAACGTGGCTGTACCATCAAGATTAATCTGTTTTGTGTATATTCGTTTATTTGCGATATCAGGAAAAACAAATACTGACCCGTCCAAGTCAATCATTGCTGCTTTGGCTTCATCGATACTTGTAACAGCTCTGCCCTTTAAGATAGATGCTTGCATTTGAGCTGGCTGTGATTGATATGGGTTTTGAGAGTATTGCGGAAACTGCTGTTCCATCTGGTTTAGTCGTTGTTGCAACGGAGCCATCGGGTTATATCCTGGTGGTGTGTAATAATTTCCGTACATGTGTTATCCTCCCTGTTGGTATTGAATCTCTGTGCTCTATACTTTGACACAAATCTTCGTATTTATGTTCTTGCTTGTAGGATTGTATAATGCCCTGAGCTACATCAGGACTCAAGTTATATTCCCATTGTAATTCGTTCAATAGAATTTGTTCTGTGTATATCAAGCTCATCCCCTCTTCGTCTTTTAAGCTAATTATACTCTATTTCTAATAGATAAAGTATCTATAAAAGACCTGAAAAGGGCTGAAAAAGTATCTAAAAATGATATCAGCCCGAAGCAAGCTTTACGCTCACTTCGGGCTGATACTAGCACTATATTACAGGAGTTTTTCAAGTTTTGATAAGATTTTTCTGTGTTTACGTTTGATAGTTGATTCAGAATAACCCATAGTATCTGCAACATAGCTTAGAGTTTTGTTTTGAAGGTATAACAACTTGACTATTTGTTTATCTTCTTGGTTTAGTGTGCTTGATTCGATTAAATCAATAAATGTAGATACTTTTGGGATACTTTGTAATCTGTGCTTTGTTTCTATGTGAAGACTCATAGCTACCCTTTTCTGTACCTCCCGCAAGTTGGACATCTTGAACCAGATGAAGATTTTCTTGTCCTAGTTCGTGTTTTAGTAACAGTTGTTCGAATAATCTTCTGTTTTGCCAAAATTAGTCACTCCCTTCTGTATACTGAGCATTTTCACCTGCTTGATAAACGTTGTTACCATTGCCTTCG